CCACTAGCATAGTCATCAATTCTAAAATCATTAATTCCATTTATTACAAGATAAAATTCATTACCACTACTAACATTAGCGTGAAACATATATTGTAGGTCTGCATCTACTTTTGTTCTTTTAAACCACCAACTTAAAGTCCATGTTCTTCTATTGCTTGCAGTTTGAGATTTTGTAAGGGATTCAGTATTGGCTGATTCAAATTTTATAGAGTTATCAACATCATACCCAGTCGAGACACTTCCTCGATTAGCAGTTCTCTGTAGGGTTTCCATCTTAGCTTTGTGTTAGGTTTTGACTAATACCAATATTTTGCCATTTTGAACCATTGTATCTAAAGGTATAGATGTCGGTCTTTGCATCTGTGGCGGTCATGGTTGGAGTCACATCCCCAACAAATTCAAATACAGCGTTCCATGCCAAAGTATATGGACCGCTCGTGGCGTGTTGTGCCACCTCAATACTGATAATAGCTCCTTCTACATTGTTGGACGGTGCTGATATGGTTGAGTTTTCCTCTAGTAATAAAAATGCATTTGCAGCGGCTTTCGCATCCCATGAAACTGTGCCATCTGTCAAGGAGACTTGACTAATATTAGCTGAAGTAGATGCTGTGACTATTTGTGGCATGGTTACATTTTGGTTCTCATCAACTGAGATAGCTGGTGTTGTACCAACTGCTGAACCAAGACCAATCACCAAATCATCAGCACTATCATCAAGTCCTATATAAAAGTCTTGAGCATTACCATCAAACACTATTTTAGTATCTTCAGCAGTAGCATCACCTATGGTAAGAGTTGTACCGTTAATTGATAAGGTATCTGTTACAGCTAGATCAGTAAATACATCTAATACTGCTGCTCCGCTTCCTGCTCCATCTAATTGGACAACAGCTACTTCGCCATTTCCTATGGTTACATTAGCTCCAGAGCCTTGCGATATAATAATATTTTGGGATCCACTTGTTGCATTTTCAATAATTTGCACACGTTTCATAGTGTTAGGGCCAATCGTAATGGTGCAAGCTGAATCTAACGTGCCTGTATATTTAAGATAAAAAGCTCGACCAGCATCTGATGAACCATCTGCTACTGTCGTAGCGTGAGTATCTGCGTTGGTGGTAATTGCTTCTGTTCCTACACCTAAAGCTTCTCCTATCAGCTCTAAATTAGTGTTTGTAGAAGTACCCCAAGTTCCAGACTCATCACCTGTTGAAATTTCTTTGAGTCTTAGATTATTAACGTAAGTTGCCATATTATTTTACCTCGTCTATATATTAGATTATGCCGCCACTTCTGTCCAATTAGGAGTTTGTGAATCGTCAATTTCTTGCCATTTAAAAGGAGTGCCAAGTTCTCCTGTAGCAGATACGCCTGTTATTGTAACATTAGCTTTACAAATAAAGGTTGGATTGCCAACTAATCCTTCGGTATTACCAAAGACATTTACCACAAACTTATTATCAGTTTTGGTGGTTGCAGTACCTAAAGCTGATGTTCCAGCTTGCCCAGTTGGAACTTGGTTGGCTTTGGCTATGGTGGTTGGGGTGCCTACAGCTCCAGTACCTTCTTGACCAGCTACTGATACATTTGCTTCTGCATCTGGAACGATAGATCCAACGCCTGTTGTACCTGCAAGACCGCTAACACTTATGCTATTGTTTGATATGGTTGTAGCTGTACCTAAAGCAGATACTCCAGCCAATCCATTTACACCTACAACTCCTGGCGCATCAACCGCTACGCCTCCATTTACAATAGTTGCAGATAGACCGCTAGGTGATACTGTAGCTTTTGCTACAACTGATATTGTTCCTAGAGCAGAAGTTCCTGCTCCTGGAGCTGATAGTGTGACTGGTATGGGTTCGCCCCATGTGAGTTGACCCCACGTGCCTCGACCCCAACCGTTAACAATAGCCATTTAAGGCTAGGCGATTCTTATAATCGCTGTTGAGGATGCTGCTGCTGGAAATACAATAGTAAAGTCTCCAGCGGTAGATGTTTTATCCCCACCAAAGTCAATTGTTGCAACTGATTTGTTGCTATCGCTTGAGTTGTAAATCATACAACCTCTAGCTGTTATTGTTGCTGTACTGAATGTTAGATTAGCAAAATCAGTAAAAGCAGTTGTTCCAGAGCTAGTAGGTGCAACTTTAGTTAAAGCTGATCCACCTGTACTATAACCAGTTCCGCTAGCTTGGCCAGTTGTTGTGAACGAAGTTGTGGTAGCGCCTAATGTAGCTGATGATGTATACAAAGCTAATTTGTATGCGTCACCATTAGTTGCAAAATTATGATTGCCGAGCAACAGCTCCTTTTTAAAGCTTGTTGTAAGTGTTGATGTTATTGCCATAATTAAAGTTTCCTAATTAAATCAGCAGCTTCTTTTAAACCTGCTTTTTCTAATTTATTGTTTATTGTAATCCTATCAGATTTTATAGCATTTTGCATATACTGTTCAATAACTTTTTGAATGTTATCTTGATACTCATTTACTTGTTTTTTTATGTCTTCAGGAGCATCTTCACTTACAGATACAATTTTTTTAATACATAAGTCAGACCAAAACTCTACTGGATGGCCTCCTTCGCTTGTTGTATGTACCTCAATCATTCCTAATTCAGGCCCTGCTTTGTAACTCATTACCATTTATTCGGTTCTCCTATTTGGTTTTTTTTAAGATGACTATCATGCTTATCAATTAATATAGGTTCTTGTTCTTGTTTAAATTGCTGTACTTGACTTCTTTTTTTTGCAATTAAAATTCCTTTTTCATCGGTTATAACAACCAATGGATCATCAAGCCTGTGGTAGCCATAAAGTTTTTCATGTGTAGGAACTGCTGTATCAAGCAAGTAACTTGTATGTGCAACTTCAACTTGAATGCCTTGGTTCATAGCCTTGCTTAACCAAAACTCTACAGATGCTCTGCCTGATTCAGCAAAATGCAAATTGCCTTTATAACTAAAATCAACTCCAAATAATTTTATTTTCTCAACTTTATTCCAAACAGCGAATGCAACTGCATATGAAACTGTATTATTTAAATAGTGACAACCACATGCCCCCAAAACTTCATCAATAGGATATTCAACCAAACCAGGGCAACGATCATCTAATTCGCATGTATAAACTGGGCCTTCATGTTCAGTTAAAAGCTTTGACATACTATTTGTTTGGCCGCCTGCATCATCGGTATCTAAAAATCTAGATGGTGGATCCATCATAAATACTCTATCGTGGAATATAACTGATGCTACTGCATTGATGGCCCAAACCTCATCAAAGTGTGCGCCATGTGATTTTGCTAAATTATAATCAAACCAACTACTGCCCATCCCCACAATAGCTACGGTTTTACCTTCAAGTTTCTTGATTGGTTTCATATCTTCTCCTTTTTTAAAAACTAAGTAATCTGCGTTCTTAACGAATCATATCTGTATTCGTCTCTTCTTCCTCTTGCCTCTGCTTTATTTTTTAATCTTGCCATTTCTTGTTGAAATCTATCTTCGTATAGTTTCATCATGTCTGGGTCGCCTTTCATAAAAATATAAGCTTCGACTAAACACCCATACAATAAACCATTTCTTGCATGTTCTGATATCCAAGTCCCAGTTGTATCTGTAACTAAAGAATTTGGTTTGTATAAGTAATGGAGCTCCACATCATAGTTTTGATCTGGTACTGGGGCTATAATAATAGTTGATTCCTTTGTTCCTGTATTTAAGTCTTTATCAAAGTCTCCATAATACAAAGGTATTCCTTGCGATCCAGAGTCTGTTGGATCTGGCGCATATTCTTGCATAAAACTGGTATGTTTTTTATCTAAAAAAATATAATCTCCATTTGTTTTAATGACCGCTAACGAGAAAGATAGCTCAAAATCATCTGGAGTGGTTAAAAACCTAGTGCCTTTAGTCATCAAGCCTTTTACATTTTTTCTAAAGTAATCAAATTGAACAAGTTCAAATATTCTTTCTTCTGCATTTTTAATGATGTCGTCTAAAGTGCTAACAAAAGTTGTTTCAGAGTTTTCTGAAAAATTTTGAATTAAAGTTTTTAATTCGGTTAATGTTAAAGGACTGCTCATATTAAGTGTTCAATTGTCCACCCATACCTGAGTGATTAGTACAGTAATAATAAAGCGTAGGTGCTCCACTTGCAACTTCTATCTGGGTGTAAGCCCCTGAAGAGCCAGGAGTGCCGCTTGTAGTAACGCCTGTTGTATATTCAGATCCACCAGCATGTGTTCCATTTGAGGTTGTAGAAATTCTTAACGGATGACTGCTGTTGGTACTATCAGACTGGTCAAATTTGTAAGTTTGGCCTTCTGTTAAAGTTAAAGTTGGAGCGCGAGAACCATCAATATAAAAATAATTTGATCCCAAGTAATCTGCTACCGTAACAGTATAAGTTGTTGGGCTTGGAGTAGGGCTTGGACTTGGAGAAGGCGATGGAGACGGAGCAGAACCATCTGTAACAACAGATACAGATCCTAAGTCACTTGCTATTTCAGAAACTGTAAAATTTGCTCCTATAATATCTGAGTTCATATAATGAGGTGTGTAGATATCGGTATAAACAACCACAACATAACCTTCACCAACTTCTTTATCTGTATCTGGTCTTGGCCTGTAAAGTGCTTGAGGATCAGCAGGAGCTGTATGCGGTTCTAGTTGAGGGTGTTTTGGCTCAAAACATTCAGAACAAACTTTAAAACCAGTCCATTCTTTTTTTAAATCTTTCAAAGGATATTCAAACGCACATCTGTCGCATAAACCTATTGCAAATTTACCTGAAGCGTAAGACATGTTACCTCAAACTATTAAACGGCCTAATTCTAAATGATGCTTTATCCTCATCAGTAGACATAGCCCTATCAAATTCTTCTTCGTATACTTGTTTTAATAATTGAACTTTTTCTGGAGCTCTTTTGATTGCAATATAATATGCAAGACCTGCTGCAAAACAAGGATAGAATCTAAAAGGCATATCCATTGTATTAGTTGCAGCGTCGGCATCATCCATTCTAATCATCTTATTAAAAACTAAAATGTCTGTTGAATTTTCTGGCGTAGGCCAAACTTTTAAAACAGGTGCATTTAATTTATCTAAAAACCATTGAGAAGGCATGCTTTGAGTTGTTTTGTTGGGAATGTTTAAATAAGAACTTCTGCTTAACCTATCAATAGAAATGTCTGTTTGTTCTCCGTTTGTTGTACGCCTCAAAACAACATCTAAAATATCAATTACATTAGAATTTAAAGTATATTCAGCCGTTCCTTGAGTAACAGTTTGAGTGTCTTGTTCTATTGTCCATTGGTTTAGACCTCGGTTGGCCCATTCAGCAAGCATTAAGTTAATAGATCTTCTAGCAGTTTTTAAATCATAACCAGTTCTAAGCTCTAGGCCGCATCTTTCAAATGCTTCCTCTACGAACTCAGCTACGTTTGGTTCAAAATTTGTACTGCCTGAAAGTGCCATAACTAATCCTCTGGAGCGTATAAATTATTAAA